CAGCTATCACGAACTTGGCAGGTACATGGGTCAGTGCCAAGGCGGAATCAACCAAGGCCACCGCAGAGGCCAAAGCCACCGCACTGAAAACAGCGGCACAGTCGTCAGCGGATTGGGAACGCATCATGGCGGAAGCATCCAAGAATTCTTGGAAGGACGAGTGGCTGACTATCGTGTTCAGCATTCCTCTGATTCTTGTTTTTATACCAAGCATGGTCACACATATACAGCAGGGTTTCGATGCCTTGGCAACTTTGCCGACTTGGTATCATGAAATCTTAATGGTTATTGTTCTAGCTTCATTTGGCGTTAAGGCCGGAAAGGGCATCATGGAAATGGTAAAAAAATGAGTTGGGAATCACCATATTTTACGAGCGAGGAAATGAAATGCTCGCATACTGGATTGGAAAAGATGGACACAAAGTTTATGGAGATGCTGACAGAACTCCGTGTGGCCTATGCGAAACCTATGCGCGTGACATCGGCATACAGGGACGCAACCCATCCAATCGAGGCAAAGAAAACAAAACCAGGCGCACACGCAACTGGCAAGGCTGCCGATATTGCGGTGGAACGTGGTGAAGCATATGAGGTGCTTAAACTTGCATTAGAAATAGGATTTACAGGTATCGGTGTAGCGCAGAAAGGATCGGGGCGTTTTCTGCATTTAGATATTTGTAACTCTGATGATGGAATGATTCGCCCGACAGTCTGGAGTTATTGAAGGAGCGAACGCCATGCCTAAAGGAACACAACTTGATCCTAAGTTGTTGGAATTTTGTCGAACGGAACAACAAAGACAGAAAATAGAAGCTGTCATGGAGTGTGGATCAATTCAGGCTGCCGCTAGAGCCTTGAATATGAACTACGCAACAATCCACGAGGCTGTCAACAAGGTAAAGAGAAACGCAGAACAGCGTGGCTATTCACCAGATCACGATCTGACTCATGTCCTACCAGAAACGCTAAAACTCAGAGGCACATCAACTCTTTATCATGCTGAGAAAGGCATGATGATGCAGTGGGTAAAAACTCGCGCTGATGAGGAAGCACAAGCAAAAGCAGTATTAGAAGGAATCAAAGATGCGTTATCAGAGTTTGCAGGACTGGCAGAGCCAGTTCGTCACTGTGGATTCGCTGAAGAAGAAACTTGCGCGGTCTACGGTCTTGGCGATGCTCATTTCGGAATGTTGGCTCATAAAGATGAGACTCAAATTGATGATTTCGATTCGGAGATTGCATATCGCGTCATGCAAGGTGCTGTGGACTACCTTACGCAAGCTGCTCCTGCGACTAAAGAGTCTGTGTTCATAAATGTCGGTGATGCATTGCACGTTGATAATAGATCGAACAAGACACCAGGTCACGGACATCAACTCGATGCAGACACACGGTATTACCGGATCATCAAAGTATTCGTCTGGTCAATGATCCACGCGATCCGCAAGATGCTAGAAAAGCACGAGCATCTGACAGTCATTAACGCAGCAGGTAACCACGATCCAGATTCAACGCAATGGATTCAACTAGCACTATCTCTGTATTTTGAGAACGAGCCACGAGTGACCATCGTACAAGATGCATCTGCCTATCACTTTTATTCGTTCGGCAAAGTATTACTTGGCGTGACACATGGTGATGGCGCAAAGATGGAAGAATTACCTCAGATCATGGCGCACTTGCGTCCTCAAGAATGGGGCAACTCAACTCAACGCAGATGGATCACAGGCCACATCCACCACAAGACAGTCAAAGAGTTTAATGGCTGTACTGTCGAATCAATGAATACCTTAGCTCCTAGCGATGCTTGGCATTCTAAGTCTGGATATTTTGCTGCACGAGAAATGCAATGCATGATCTTTCATGAGGAGCATGGCCTGGTTGCCAGAAACATTTGTCCAGTAGGGCTTGCTCATAGTTAGGAAAAATTGTTATAAAGGCATCTGAGATTCCCTTATCTCACTTCCGACTACTACTCCATTCGGCCACCAAGCGTGGCCTTTTTTTATTAGACTAATGTCTAATACCAAATAATTCTGATCTCCGTAAAATAAGAAGTATAGAAATTCACAACGCATCTACGGAGGTGCTTATGTCTAACTCAACTTACATCCGCTACGAAGTCAAAGGACTGAAGTCTCGGTTCGATGGCTCAATTTATGAGTGGATTGTCAGAGGCGTTTGCCAACAGCCATCGCCTTGGCATTCAAGTGTCCTTGCACACTTCTCGACAGAGGCAGAGGCAAAAGCCTATCTGCAAAACATAAAAGGGGCTTAATGCTCCTTTTTCTTTACAACAAAAAAGCACAAAGGTTATTATCAAATCAGTTCATTATAGGAGCGAATCAATGAACCAATCTGAATCTATTGCAAAGCTGTCTGCTGCTTTAGTTAAAGCACAGGCTGAAATGTCAGGCGCAGTGAAAGACTCTGCAAATCCGTATTTCAAGTCCAGTTATGCAGATTTGAACTCAGTCATCAATGCAATCAAAGAGCCATTCGCAAAATACGGTCTGGCTTACACACAGTTTCCGATCACAGGCGATAACGGTATTGGCGTGACTACACGTTTGATTCACGAGTCAGGTGAATGGATTGAGTGTGGCTTTTTCCTACCTCTAACGAAACTTGATCCTCAAGCGGCAGGATCGGCTATCACCTATGCGCGTAGATATGCACTTCAGGCAATGGCAGGAATTCCTGCTGTTGATGACGATGCAGAAAGTGCTATGGGACGCAACAAGAAGGCCATAGGCGGACAAATTACGCGCCAACAGGCTCAGGTATTACATGAGCTATTAAAATCGACTGGAAGCGATGTCAGTAAGTTCTGCGCGGTGTTTAACTGCACCAATGTAGACTCGATGGAAGTTGCGTACTACGAGAAGGCATTAGCGATGCTGAAAAAGAAGGAAAAATCTAATGCTGAATGATGTCTCTACGGTAGTCCTATTCTTGGAGCTACATAGACGCTTGGCACAGTATTCGACAGGTGAGATCAGCGATCAATTATTTGCAGATATTGAGCAATCGAATAGCAAAGCATTCTGCGATCTGGATATCGCCTTACATAGTGCATTCACTGCACACGCAACAACAATTATGCAAAGAGTAGCGGACGATGAAAATACTTGAAATGGAGCAAGGTACTCAGGAATGGCTAGAGGCACGATTGGGTTGCCCTAGCGGTTCTGGGTTTTCCAAGTTAATTACAGCCAGTGGTACACCTTCATCATCGGCTGAATCTTATATCAACGATCTAATCGCGGAACTGATAACAGGTGAATCAACGCCTTTTCATGTTACTGAATGGATGCAAAGAGGCACAGAGCTAGAACCGTTTGCTCGCATGAACTTTGAGCTAGAAACAGATCTAGAGGTCACGCAAGTTGGGTTCTGTATGCACGACATCTTGCGGTGTGGTGTATCGCCTGATGGCTTGATTGGTGACGATGGCGGCATTGAGATCAAGTGTCCTAAACCATCGACTCATGTGAAGTATCTCCGTAATGGCAAATTGCCTTCTGAGTACAAAGCGCAAGTCATGGGTTGCTTATGGATTACAGGACGCGAGTGGTGGGACTTCATGTCGTACCATCCGCAAATGCCCAATCTGCTGATCCGTGTTTATCGTGATGAGGAATACATCAACCAACTTGAACGCCTGGTGACTCATGCTTGCCAGATAATCGAGAAAGAAGTGGCTGACATAAAGGAGCGACTATGACGCAACAAGGTGCAGAACACATCATTGAAGTATTGCAGGAGATCAGGAAGCGGCTGATTAAGTCATCGCCTGATCCGATGCTAATGGAACGATTGCAGGAATGTATCGTTCTTTGTAGAGAAGAAGTGATTCGTAAAAAGGAGAAATCTAGTGAATCAGTATGATAACAATCTGCGTGGCGCACTGTTCAAGAACAACAAGCGCACAAACGACAAGCAGCCTGAATACACGGGTAACTGTGAGATCAACGGACAACAATTCTGGGTTAGTGCTTGGGTCAAAGAATCTCAGAATGGGACTAAGTTCTTTTCGATGTCCTATACGCCAAAGGAGCAAAATGTAGTGCAATCTGCACCACAAGCTGCAACATCAGATGCGATACCAGTAGACGATCAGATTCCTTTCTGACATAAAAAAGCCCGCGACTTGCGGGCTACCTCTGGAGCGATAGAGGTGTGGCTAGTATAGCACTGAGGTGGGCATGGAGAAAAAGTTAAGTGAACATGATGTTCATGAAATTTGTAAGTTATTGATTGAGCAGGACACGTTGAAATCGGCATGGCGGAAAGTATCGAACCCTGCATTAGCTGATCGATTTGGTGTCTCGACTTCAACCATTGAATACATCAAGCGCAACAAACTGAGAAGGTATGCAAAATGACGAACGTGTTTCATCCGCATTTCAAGCAGAATCACTTGCAGGAACTTGCGCTCGATATCCTCGATTGCATCAACGAGATGGGCAACGAAAGGAATTTGTCTGTGCCTGAAGCATTAGGTGTATTGGAACTGGTGAAAACCCAGATCATAGATGACGCGAAAGAAATGGAGATAGATGATGAGTAAGAACTTTCATGAAATGGACAGAATCAAACGTCATGTCCGCATGGCCGATATCAAACTTGGTATGGGTGATTGCAAAGAATGCAAAGCAGAACTGAACGCTGCAATCAAATTGTTAAACTTCATAGAGAAATCCAAAAA